ATTAGCTAAGAATGCGGAGAAAATAGCAGATCAGATAGATAGTACAGTAATACCTGATCCTTGGGATGATTTAGATCCTGTCTCTAGACAGATAAATGAAGCTGAAGGTGCAAGAGCTAAAGCTGTGACAGATGAAGCTGCTGAAAGAGTAACTACTAATAAAGGTGAATATGATCCACTATTACATGAACCTGCAGAAGCACAAGCTAAAGCACAATCTATCCATGGTCCTGCCGATCCTTTAGGTGCTGGTTATGACTACGTGAGAATGGTTGATGAAATGAATACTACTAGAGGTAAGGCAAGAGCTGTATTACCTACAAGTGGTATGAGGAAACTACTGAATGCTCCAGAAGGTTCAGTACGTGCTCAACTATATGATGAAGTTACTAGTGCTATTGGTGCTCATAGAGGTATGGATGCATTGATTGAAGGTACTTGGAAGCGATCACCAGAAGATTTTAAAATAGCTGTAGATGCAAAAGTACAGGAGATTCATAATTTAGATCCTGCTGAAATGTCTAAGACATTAGAAGGTATGAAGTATAAAGCTGTTAAAGGCGCTTCATTTCTACCAACTGAAGACTTCTTAGTGTATTCAGAAGCAACTAAACAAGTTATGGAGTTACTAACTCCCGATCAACTTAGAGCTTCTGCAATGGTGGTACAGCAAGCTGCTGATAGCGCTTCAGGTGCTGCTAAAGCTAAGGTAATACTAGAAGATGTATTAGAGACTTCACGTCAAACTGAGAACATGCTTAGTAACTTAGGATTAGTCCTTAAGGAGACCAGAGCAGTTAGATATCTTTGGGGTTATACAGGTAACTTACTTGATATGACTAAAGGTAAGAGGTTTGATGCTAATAAACTAATGGAGTTAGTTGACGGCTTTGAAGAAGGTTTATCTAAATCACATCAAGAGGCTTCAGACTTTGTTAAAGAACTAAGAAGAGTATCCGTAGAAGAACCTAAACTATGGAAAGCTATCACTAGAGCTTATGATTTAACTGAAGGTAACGTATCTGATATCTCAAAACTAAATCGTTGGGCTGAAGAAAGTGTTAGCCTAGGTAAACTATTGGTAAATAGAAACCCTAAAGTAAAGAGTTTAGTTGTACAAGGTTTACATGGTATTCGTTACAACAGCTTACTTAATGGTTTAGCACCAGTAAGAGCTGCTTTAGGTAACGGTATACTTACCATTAATAAGCCTATATCTATCTTTGCTGGTTCAGCATTCCAAGCTGCTACTGGTGATTTCACTTCAGCTAATGCTGTATATAAACGTGCTTTATTTACTTATGGTGGTGTTGTAGAGAACTTCCAACGTGCTCTAAAACATATGGCTAAGGAATGGAACTTTGCTGTAGCTAACCCTGAGCAAGCAATGCTTAGAGGTAGACATGATATTAAGTTTGCACAGAGTGACCAGCTAGACGTTGTAGAAGCTATGGCTGAAACATGGGAAGCTGAAGGTAAAACTGGCAACTTAGCGTTGTTGAATTTAGCTAAAGTTACGTCTTGGTATAACAATCTATCTATTAATAGGTGGGGAGTTAATGCACTACATGCTATTGATGGATTTACGAATTCAATGTTAGCTAGTGGTTTTTCAAGAGCACGTGCTTATGATGACCTGTTCTCAGAAACAGGTGGTGTAATTGATGATGTATTTGAAAGTAAGTTTGCTCAGAAGCAACAAGAACTATATGATAAAGCATTTGATAGTACAGGACTACTAACAGATGAAGCAGCTAAACATGCATCCAGAGAGATTGCTTTAAACTTAGATAGTGAAACAGCAAAAAGAATGGAACACATGATTGAGTTGTACCCTGTACTTAAACCGCTATTCATGTTCCCTAGAACAGGTGTTAATGGTCTTAAAGTTGCTTGGTCCTATAACCCACTAAGTGCTCTACCTGACGCTATTGGTAAAGGTAATAAAGTATTTAGTGCAACATCAAAAGCTGAAGTATTAGATGTACTTAGAATGCATGGTATCACTGATTTTGCTGATCCTAATATAGCTCTTCAAACTTTGAAGAATGAATATAGAGGTAGGCAGATGATGGGAGCTTCACTAGTAATGGGAGTTGGACTCCTTGCTGCTAATGGAGATCTAACTGGTAACGGTCCGTTTGAAGCTTCAGAGAAGAAAGATATGATGCGCCTAGGTTGGAAGCCACATAGCATTCGTCTTAATGGTGAATGGTATAGCTACAAAGGTTTAGAACCTTATCAGCAGATACTTTCAATGGTAGCTGATGTATCATATAACGCTAATAGAGTTGATTCTGCAATAACTGAAGATTGGTTCCAAAAGATTGCTTATGCAGTAAGTATGAACGTGACTAATCAAACCTTCCTAAGTGGTATGGCACCACTAGTAGGTATTATCAGTAGAGATGAAACTGCTATTAAGAGATTCATTGCAGGATGGACAGATCCACTAGTACCGTTTGCTTGGTCTGGTACACGTAGTGTATTGAATAAAGCTATTACACCACAACTAAAAGATGTAGAGAATGATATCCTTGCTTACCATAGAAACTACAGTAAGTTCCTATTCAATAGTAATGATGAATTAAAAGATCAATTAGATGTTTATACAGGTGAACGTATCAACTACCATGATGGACCTACAGCAGCTGTTAATGCAGTACTACCGTTCTTTAAATCTAATGGAGGTACTGAACCTTGGAGACAGTGGTTACTAGGTACTGGTTGGAACAACCTTAATACTTTAAGAACTAACAAATTAAACGGTCAACCTTTGACTGATGATGAACGTTATTTCATTAATAATTGGGTTGCTAGATACGGTGGACTACAACAGAAAGTCATTCAATTAATGAAAGATGATATCCGTGGTGGTTACACTGAACGGTATAAAGCAAAACGTGGACAGCAAACACAAGAAGAATATTCCATTGGTGATTCTTATGTACATGATGAGCTAGATAAAATGCATAATGAAGCATTTAAACAAGCTTGGAATGCATTAGAGAATGAGAATGCTTCTTATAAATCAATGGGTATCTTAGAGAAGTATAAGAAGGAACAGTTAGAACGTGGAGACACTAGAGGAGCTGATAGCACACAAAAACGAATAAAAGGTTTACTAAGTACAGTAAAAGAAATTAACTAATTAAACACATGGCTACAACTGAAAAAGAACATACGACAACAACAGCAACTACTTATCCATTTGACTTTCCATATCTTAATGTAAAAGATGTACAAGTTGAACTGAACGGAGAGAAGCTGACTCCAATTGAAGACGAAGACTTAAATAGTAATCCAACTAAGCCTCACAAGTTTACTAGACAAACAACACAAATAAAATTAGTTGATACGCCAACTGCAGGGAATAAACTACGGATCTATAGAACAACAGATGATTCAGGCTTAACCTCCACCTTCTACCCAGGTTCAGCTATTAGATCGCATGATCTAAATGATAACTTCACTCAAAACTTATACGCAACTCAAGAGAATACTAAGGATGCTGATTTAGCTCTAGATAACTCTAGGCGATGGGATGCCACATTAGACAACGGGAATGGTAATTGGAAGTCAGCATTTGATAAGTCAGCCGATGCAGTTGCTACTGCTAACATTGCTGATGGTAAGGCAGATGACGCTGTAGAAACAGCAGATGACGCTAAAGACGCTACTGATGCACTAGTTGGTGTATATAACACTACAACCAATCTTTGGGAGACTAGAGGACATGGTAGCGGTAGTGATCCTGAATCTGGTGTGGGTAAAGCACTGGATGATTCTTCATTAGCATTAACCACGGCCAATGCAGCAGATGCAATTGCAGATGATGCTTTAGAAGCTACTGATGCATTAGTTGGTAAGAAAGTAAATAACGTTTGGGTGACTAGAGGTCACGCTGACAATGCAAATGGTGATCCTGAATCTGGTGTGGGTAAAGCACTGGATGATTCAGCGTATGCAGTAAGTACTGCAGATACAGCTAAAGATACTTATGCAATACCAGCATCAACTGCAGCTGAAGCAGCTGAAGCAGCTACTACCGCTTTAGTTGGAGTTAATACTGCTGCTGAAGGTGCTACACCAGTTTGGGTGACTAAAGGTCATGGTATAACTGGAGATACAGCAGAAGGCGTCGGTAAGGCACTAGATGACTCAGAAGATGCACTAGAGGCTACAGACGCTTTAGTAGGTAAGAAAGTAAATAACGCTTGGGTGACTAGAGGTCACGGTGTACTTGGGGATACAGAAGAAGGTGTTGGTAAAGCATTGGATAACTCAACCCTTTCACTAAATAACTCTAGGAGATCTAATAATGCTACACCTCCAGTTTATACATCTGCTATTTCAATCTCAGAAGATGCTTACGATAATGCCGTAAGGCAGTCAAGTGATCCGAATTGGAGTCCTTCAGGCGGAACTGAGTCTGCTATTAGAATTGCTGAAGCTGCTGAAGTAACAGCAGACCTTGCAGAAGGTATAGCTAATACAGCTAGTGCAAACGCTACAGCAGCACAGAATGCAGTAACTAATGCAGAACTGTTTACACCTTATGCAACAGTAAGTGATATCCCTGATAATAATGTCTCTTCTATTACTGTAGCGCCGACAGCTCAAGGTGATGGATATACAAGCACACCAGTAGTAACTATTGGTGTAGAATGGACTGTCGCTACAGCATACATTTTAAACAATGAAGTTTTCAACGGTAGTAATATTTACTTGGTAACTACCGCTGGTACATCTGCGGCTGCGCCTTCAAATGGTCCTACTGGTACAGGTACTTCTATTACAGACGGTACAGTAACTTGGGAATATAAAGGGCCTAAAGCTACAGCTACAGCAGTAGTAACTGATGAGAAAGTTACTTCAATAACAGTAACTAATAAAGGTAATCACTATACAGGCACACCAACAGTAACTATTGCTGCTCCCCCTGCTGCAACACCTCCAGCTACAGCAGCACAAGCTTATGCAACAGCAGTAATGGGGCCATTGAATGAAGAGACAGCAGAAGTTGCTGATTCAACTGGGCTTTCAGTCTTTACACCACTTACAGATATACCTGCAGGATTCGGTTTAGGTGACTCAGGGCTTACAGTAAAACTAAAATACGATACTTCTACAACTCCTGATACTTGGAAGTTCATTAGCTATTTTGCTAACGATGCTGAAATACGGTATTGGAAGAAGATTGTAATTGAAAATCAAATAGAAATAGACCGAAACTACACAATCGGTGACGGTAACAATGCCTTTGGCGTTGGACCCGTGACAATTAAAGATAATAATGACCCTGAAACACCTGGTTACACACTAACAATCCCTGAAAACTCAACTTACTTGGTACTTTAATTATGGCTGGACCTTACGGAAAACTAAAAGCAGACAAACTCGTGTGGTGGAATTCCGCACTAGATGGAAACGGCGTTGTAATAGGAGATGTAGAAAATACACTTGAAACTATCGCTAATAAAGCAAGCTTAACCGGAGCTACTTTCACAGGTGATATCAACGGTAATTTAGTAGGTAATGTAACTGGTAACGTAACTGGTAACGTAACTGGCAATGTAACTGGTGACGTAACTGGTGACGTAACTGGTGATTTAACTGGTGACGTAACTGGTTCATCAGGCTCATGTACTGGTAATGCTGCTACCGCTACTACTGCTGGTACATTAACAACAGCAAGAAACATTGGTGGAGTACCATTTAATGGAAGTGCAGATATAAATCTCCCAGGTGTTGACGCTGCTGGTACTCAAAATACAACAGGCAGTGCAGCTACAGTAACAGGTGCTGCACAAACTGCAATCACCTCTGTAGGTACACTAACTGGACTCACTACGTCTGGTAATATTGAAGCAGTTGACTTAACCCTTAGTGGTGACCTTACAGTTAACGGCACCATGACTACTGTTGATACGGATAACTTAGTAGTTAAAGATTCGTTAATCTATCTAGCTAGGGAGAATACTGTAAATACCTTAGATATTGGTATTTATGGTAAGTATATCGACAACTCTGCACCTGAATATACTGGACTGTTTAGAGATCAAACTGATGGTAAGTGGAGACTGTTTGATTCACTAGAAGTAATACCTACAGATACAGTAAATACATCCGATGCAAGTTATGCTGCCGCAACACTTGTTGTAGGTACGCTAGAGGACAGCAAAGGTGATGTAAGATCTATCCCTGTTAATGCTCAGTCGTCTAGTGCTACTTATGTCGCTGCTACTTCTGATGCTGGTAAATCTATAAGTGCAACAGGTACGACTCAAACAGTAGAGCTGAGTGGATCGGCTGGTTTCTCTGCTGGAGATGCCGTGACCATTATTAATGGAGATTCAACAACTTTAAATATCACTGCTACTAATAGTTTGAGTCTTAGAAATACAGCAGATGCAGCCACAGGAAATAGAGCCTTGGCTCAATATGGTATGGCAACTGTTTATTTCACCTCGGCTACTGTCGCCTACATCTCAGGTGCAGGGTTAAGCTGATGGCTATTCAACAAATGTTCTTAGGTGCAGGTGGTAAATCTAGCACTTCAATTGATGAGATATTCAGTGTAGATCTATATCCAGGAGACGATACACCCAAAAACATTACTACTGGTATTAATATGGATACTACTGACGCTGACGGTGCTCATGGTATGGTATGGTTGAAATGTAGAAACTACTCTTCATCTTCACATATCATTTACGATACAGTTAGAGGTGCTAAGAAATATTTACAAAGCAACAGTAACACAGCTCAGACTAATTTGACAAGTAATAGCCCGGCTGTGGGACTCACTGGATTTACAGGTGCTAATAATGATGGTTTTAGTTTAGGATACAATTGGGCCAATGAAAACAAAGCCTCCGCTGGTGCTGGGTATCCTGCTGGCCAGCAGCTCGCATGGTCGTTCAAGTGTTCACCTAAATTCTTTGATATAGTTCAGTTCACTGGTAATTCTTGGAGTGGTACGAGCGCTCGTACACCTACTATAGCGCATAATTTAGGCACTAAACCAGGATTTATTATGGTTAAGAGATACGACTGGTTAACCGGAGACTGGTATGTCTACCATACGGCTTTAGGAGGAGATTATAGGCGTTTAGAGTTAAACAAAACCGATCAGCAGCAGCCAGCAAACGCTCCAAACTCCACCTCTTACTTTGCGAGTAATAGTACACATTTCGACTTCAATGGGGGTCAAATTGGCGGCTCAGGCTTGGGTATGATTGCCTACCTATTTGCTGAGGATGAAGATAACATTAAATGTGGTGATAGTACCTCAGCAGGAGGGGCCTCCGACTGGAACACAGTTGAACTTGGATGGGAACCGCAGTGGATAATGCTAAAGGCAGTCGATTCAATTGGTGGATGGCAGGTATGCGATACTGAACGTGGTATTAACACTCCAGGTAATGATGAAATAGCGGAAGTAAACACCGGCAACGTCATCCATTATGGTGATATATTTGAACTCTACTCAACTGGGTTTAAATATAGAACAGGCTATGTTGGGTCTGGTATAAAATTCGCATATGTAGCTATCAGAAAAGAAGAATAGTGATTGAACCACCTATCCTCCCTTCTTTAGAACTGCCAGGACAGTTAATACCTGAACCACCCATACTCCCTGAGACTATCCTCAGTGTACCTACAGCAGACATACCGAGCTATCAGCCTATGGTAGCTCCTCCAGAGCTGTTAGTACCTCCTGTAGGCGTTCCTGGTGAGAATGAAGAAGGTGTAACTGAAGAGGCTAAACCTCAACAAGCACCTGAAGTAAGGAAGATAAATATACCTTGGACTGATGTAGAAGTACCTGTACCTAAAGAAGAGATAGTAGTGACTGCTGCAACAACTGCGGCAGTCTCTGTTGTTGCTACTTTAACAGCTACTTCTATCTTTAACTATCTGGTTAAAGCATTTAAACCTGTATTTATGCAGGCTGTAAAACGTATTCAAAAGAAACTTGGAAGAGACCAAACAGGAAAAACAGAAGAATGTACTAGCGAAACTGAAGGACGGGATGGATGATAAGGAAGAACAAATCCTTATCCTATCTACCTTTGTTCGTCTAGGAGTAGTTGTGTGGGCTGGTTTTATTATCTCCCTAAACTATATTGAGATCCCAGGATTGGGACAACAAGTACCAAAAGATATAACCTTTCCAGCTAGTATTTTTACTGGCGCATTAGCAACATTTGGCCTTCAACCTAACAACAACGGTAACAGTAAGGAGAAAAAAAAGAGTGAGTAAATTATGGATTCTACCCTTACTACTAATACTGCCAACAGCAGTTCAAGCAAATTCAATAACACCTTCCTTCACGCAAGGGAGTATGCAGGCAACAACGACCACAACTCAAACAGTTACAGAGACAATCGATACAGAAATCTTTGGAGGAGCTTACGACAGTTGGTCTGGAACCAACGTAGTACCAAGCGCAGCAATCAGAGATTCCAACACGACATTCACAGTACATACAGCAGGGGATCAGTTTCAACTGGAGACTGTAACCAGAGCAGCAGGAGTAGTAGAATCAATCGAAATCGACCGTTCTATTACAACAAACTCTACTACTACATCGCTCTCTATTTTCTCGCAGTAACACCTGCTTATGCAGACGATGTATATAACAATGCTGCACCTTCCAGTACAGCTACAGGTAACGTAACTAACCAAGCTGTTCAGTTCCAAAATACCGGAGCACCTAGTAGGCAAAACTATGGTGCTGGTATTGCTTGTAACGGTAGTACGATGACGTTTACTCCGTTCTATATGGGGAATGATTCCATTCCTTATGACTACGAAGCTTACGTCAGAAGTAATAACTGGGGAGCACAAGTTAGTTTTATGGTCCCCTTAGACTTTTCTACAGTAAATAGGTGTAAAGCAATAGCTAGACGCCAAGAAGAGAAATTAAGGCTGGACTATGAATTAGTTAGAGCACTTAAATGTGCAGAACTACAACAGAAAGGTTTCACCCTTAGACCCGGATCAAGAGTAGAACATCTATGTCACGATGTTGTACCGATTGCACTATTAACCACAAAAACAACACAAACACCATGAGTACATTATCTAGACTACGTGAAGAATCAGCTAAGAAAGCAGCCGAAGCAGCTGCTAAGCCTGCTAAGAAAGCGGCACCAAAAGCAACTAAGAAGGCACCTAAAGAGACTAAGTAATGGAACTATTATTTCTATCCGAACCAGCATTTTGGATCATTGTAGCTTTAGCTTCAGAGCTAATTGCGTTGTCTCCACTTAAGGAGAACTCTGTCATTCAAAGTGTCTTGACTCTACTCAATAAATTCAAGCCGAGTAAAGATGACAAAAAAGAAGGCAGCTGAAGAGAGATTTAACCACCTACATAACCTCCTGACAGAAGAACTTATCACCCGTATGGAATCTGGTGAAGCTAGTGCTCAGGAGATGAAAGCAGCTATTGATTGGCTTTCTAAAAATGATATTAGTGGTGTTGCTTATGAAGGTAATCCCCTAGATAAACTAGCAACCATCATGCCAAAAGTTGATCCACAATTAGTACAAAGTAGACTTTATGGAGGAAGAATAAATGCTAAATGAACTAGGTTTACTAGGAGCACTACTAGGTAAAAAAGGTAAGAAACAAGCTCTAAGCCTAAGCTCATTATTGAAGATTGGCGGGCTTGTAGGTAAAGCTTTACCTAAGAAAAAGAAAAAGGATAACCCTCTAGCTATTGGCGGCTTACTAGGTAGGGTTATTAGCTGATAATGAATTCTAATACTCACTATTCTAACGGCAATAGGAAAGCTCAACAAAAAGCCTATAACAAAACAAAGAAAGGTTTAGCTCTAAGAACAGGTGCTAATAAGCTCCGTAAGAAATTAGGTCTCAAAGTAGGTGACCCTAGAGATGCTGCTCATAACAAAGGTAGTACTACTAAAGGTAGACCACAAAAGAGATCAGTTAACAGAGCTAGCAGATTGAAAATTAGAACCGCATGATCCTATACCCATCGCCTGATTACTACATCCAAAATCTAATAACCATGCAAAGTCCTCAAGCTAGGCGGCTGTGGCGACAAGCCATTAAGGAACATTTTGACTGTACATGTGTTTACTGTGGAGAAACTTATGAATTACACAAACTTACAATTGACCATGTTCGACCACGTAGTAGTGGTGGACAGGATATTACAAGCAATCTTGTGGCCTCGTGCCAACGATGTAATCAGGAAAAGGGTAGCCGAAACTGGCGGCAGTGGATGAGAGAAACCTTTGGGTTTAAACCAGATAGAGAACAATTAATCCTTCAACATATTAACTAATTATGGCACAAACAGCACGGCAAAGAGGCTTAGATAAAAATAAAAAGGAGCATGATTATGAGAAGAGAAGAAGCCTTCAATCTAAAAGACCGAAACAAAAAGACGGTGAAACTTTAAAAGCTTATAGAGCAAGACTTGAAAGGTGGGCATCAAAGTATGATATAGGGAAACGGGTATTGGATTCGCTTTCGGGTGGTGGTAACAGTAAAAACACTAGAACGCAATTTCCATCCAACGCTAAAGGTAATGAACGTTTGCGTTCAGAAGATAAGAAAGTAGCACCTAAAACACCACCTAAAACACCACCAACACCACAAACACCACCTAAGACGCCACCTAAGACGCCACCAACACCACAAACAACAGCTGCTGATAAACCAAATCCGCTACCTAAGAAGCAAACAACTCAGGAAGTAAAGAAAGCTGGTAACGATCCGATGATGGTATGGGCGAAAGCTAATGCCAAGATGATCGAGAAAAGTGGTACTAAAAAGCAAAAAGAATTACTTAGAAGGTATAAAAAACATGGTTTGAAGAAAGCCTCTAGCTCTCTAAAAGTCAATGCTAAGAATGATATGGATAAGTATTCAGGAGTAAAGCGTGGTGATTATGGGAATGCTTGGCGATAACGAGTAGCCGCTTAAACACCAAACTAATTAACTAATACGGCGGTCCGAAAGGGCCGCTTTTTTTATGAGATATGATAACAGATTTACAATGGGAAAGGTTTGTAATAGCTAGAAAAAGATTCTCTGAACTATCAAATGAAAAGGCTGCTGCCACTACTACTAAATCAAAAAAAAGATTAGATAAAAAAATCAGAGGTCAAGGCTTAAAACAACAGACGTTTGGTGGGACTCAAACTAGGTATAACCCAACTCTTCAACCTGGTATGTGGATTAACCCTGCTACCGGGAAAACTAATACAGAATGGCACCACGCTTTACCTTACAACAGAGCATTACCTTATTTTAAGTTAGTCAAAACAAGGGAAGATCTAGACAAGCTATACAAGGCATTTACGTCATCAGGTATAGCTACTGGTAACGAAGTGACAAACATGTTTGATCTATTAATTGATCTACATGACAGTAATAATCCAAACTCAATACATGCTGTAGAAAGGGCATTAGGTATGGATGCTACTGATTATTATGTACCAAAAGGAGCTAGTCTTGATGAAGCTTTAACTACAATACCAAAACTAGCATCAGATGTAACTGAAAGTAAGAATAGAATCAGGAAGCTACAATTTGAAGGGAACTTAATTGGAGAGTCTGGGAGCGTTATTAGTGAAGGTATACTTAAACAAGCCGATAACACTCTTACAAAGCAAGTAGAACAAACTGCATCAAAGGCATTAAGTGATGAATACCATTCAAGAATAAATCAAACCAGACAGCAAAGCCTAAATGCTAATGCAGAGGGGAAAACATCAACTCCTGAAAGTATGCTTATTAAGCATGGAGATGAG